GCTGGGCGTTCATCACCTGACCCACAGTGACCTCACTGCTGTCGCGGCCAAAGTGTCTGCGTAATCCATTGGCCCCTAGGTCGCCAGCCCAACCTGCATTGGCTGCATTGTATCCGCCAGCATTGTGGCTCTCGACACTGGCTACCAGATCAGCAAGAGGGGTAAGCGCCTGCTCATAGGGGATTGTCGCGATTGGTTTGATTGGTGCGCTGACAGTAGCTGCAGGGATTGCCGGGATGGGTTGCTCAGCTAGTGCTAGAGCGAAGCCACTCACGGAGACAGTCGCGGCAGCCATTGCCAGCAATTGCAATCGACGTTTCATGATCAGAAAGAAAAGAAAAATGCACAGGCGTACTGATATTGCAACACGCTTGCACTTCTGTCAATCTTCCTTATTATCATAATAAGGTTTAAACCGTGCAAGATGACCAGTAATTGGGCCCTGCTACAAGATCTCGAAGATGCATTTGGCCATATAATGCATTTTGAGTTTTTGATTGATCAGTTACAAGAGGCCGTTAACAATGATGACCGGATGGGCATTATCTCCATAGCTGCCTCCCTCACTGCGTTTATACCTGTTTATACAGAAAACTTTGATAAGAAAATGCAGGTTGCGTGGCGTAAAATTGTTATTGAATAATCATTTAGTTTCACTTGAAAAAGCATCGCGTTCTCGGTCCAGCCGTTCTCGTCGGATTTCTTTCACTAGGTTGTCTCCCTCAATTTTATGAGCTTTAATGGCCGCGGCTAGACGGTTTAGATACCAAAGCGCCTTGCTGACATCCTCTAGCGAGCTGTCCTTATGCCAGATCCTTAGTAAATATTTGAGCGTTTGACCCTGTAGAAACCCTGTTACCGAGTCAGGGGAATGCTTTATGGCCTCCTCAATTATGTCGATGGCCTCCATTGAGCCCTGTTTGTAATGGGCCGGATGATTAATACTGTCACCGCAAAAGGCTGAAAAATTGTTAGGCACGTTGACAACGCGACATGATGATCAAATTATATGCTATAATTAAAGCCTGCTCTCACGCTCAGCCTTGACAATGCATGCCTCATTAGTACATGCCCCATCAACAGCCTCTAGTTCCAGGCTCGCCTTATCGTGATAGTTCAGTAGGAACTCAAAACTAGCAGCGCTCTTCCGGCGGTTCGCTACTTGAGCCACTAAATATTCATAGGTTGGCTCGTCAATAGGCTCGAACGGCAACCGTGGGAACGTTGCCTTGGCGTCGAACCTAGCGAGCAATGCTGCACTGATGTAGCCATTGCCGATAGATCCATGGATTAGCTCAGCTAGCTCATCGATTTCATCCTCTCTAAATTCAATTGTGGCGCTGGTGTTATGAGTCGTGTAGTGCCGCTGAACCTGCATGTATAACTCAAACTGAGCTTTAGCTGATAGCTGGCTCAGGTCGTATTGATCGCAGTCTTCTCTATTAGCCCAACTCACTTCCGTGGGAACTTCAATCAGCCATTCGGTTGCTCGAGGGTCATAGATGTCATCTAACAACTTCCCGTTTTCATCTACTGCACTGTGAGCAGGGATCACTGAATAGCCATAGTCCATAGCTGCAAGAGCAACAGGGTCATGAGCACCAACAGTGATGCGACGAATAAACCGCTGAGCTTTAGGCGGATGCCAACCAGAGGAGGCCCCAGTCAGAAGGCTCTTAGTACCTGCAGGCTGCACAGTTGTTGTTCGATTAGGAACCCGCAACCCCTCCCTCTCACAGTAATGCTGAACGGTATATTCAACAACTCGTTTCCAGTGCTCAAGAAACGCCGCTTCTCTGTCTGGGAGGTCTGGGTGTTCATGCTCCAGTCGCCCTCTCATCATCCAACCAAGCCAACGCTCTCCGAACGCCTCAACAAAGAAGTCAAACAGACCAGTGAAGCTCACCCCAACAATTGGATCAAGCTCACGGCTGCCCTGATAACGAGAATCCTTAAACTGATGATGAAGCAGAGCACAGGCTTGAAGTGCAGCAGCTCTAAAGGCACGATCCTGTAGATCCAGATCCATGGGATCAAGCTGATTCAGGTGAACCTCAGCCAGGTTGCAGTGGAAGTCGGAGCCGAGGATCTCTCCGCAAGGGTTAAGGCCATAACGGTTCATCCGATGATTGATTTCAAATTCTTTTTCTATTGGGTCCATATCTGGACGTTCAACGTCTATGAGTGAACAAATAAATTCACGTCCATAGCCGTCATCACATGACTCGATGAAGGCCTCTCTATCAGCGGGCTCCTCCCATAGATCAGCAGAGGCTCTTGCAATGGCCTCTGGGACGTACTGAATAGCCCCTTCGCCTGAGTGGAACTGTTTGACCACAGCAGCCCTTATCTCCTCTAGGGAGGGCTTCTGGTGGGCACAGCGGGTATGGTTCGCCATACGCAATGGTTCACGCTTAGGATCCACCTTCCAATTCCCCTCCTCATCCTGTGTATATAAGTTATTCTTAGCATTGGCGGCTTCTGGATTAGTCCAGCTAAACTGTCTCATACCAGCGGATCTGCGGATATTACCGGCAACAACACATGAAGCGGCTTCATCAATCAGTAGACATGCCTCAATTGGTGTGAGCTGACGGCCATATGCATCATTCAAAATGGCAGCAACACGACAGAACAATTGCTCAAGTCTCACTGGATTTGCAGTACCTCCAAAACCCTTTAGTGGTGTGCCAGCAGGGCGAACATTAGAGAGATCTATTACAAGGTTGATGTTATCCAGGTCAACCTCAACCCCAGTGGAGTCTTCTGTGTAACCAGAAAAGGCAAGTTCAAAAAGGGTTTGATACGCATCGACCCAACCTTGTCGCGAGTCTCCGACGAGTAGGTGAAGAGTGTCTTGTGCTTCATCTTCCAGGAGGATGGTGTCTTCCTTACCGTTTTTGACAGTCCCAACAGGCAGGACGGCTTTGATGTTGAGCCTGTTGGCGACAGGTGGGAGCTTTGCCACCATGTGATCTTCTAAAACCGCTCCAGTGCCGCTACCCATCATGGCCAATTCCATCATGAGCCCGAATGACTCAGGACTATCGACGTTGGTCGATGTGCAGTTGTAGGCACCTGAAAAATTCTTTGGGTTATGGATCCACGGAGTGCCACCGACCCATAGCCAACGGCCTGAGGGAAAGCAATGTTGGTCTAAGGCCGCGGCCAATACGTCAGTTTTTTCTTCTGTTGTGAAGCGGCCTAGTTTAGCGATGTCATCAATAGAACGAATGATGGCCTCCTCAAAATTCTCGCGCTGTCCATTTTCCTCACGCCGTCGCGAATAAGTCCGAGAAAAAACGATATCTGCTGATGGTGCTGTTAATGGGAATGAGGTTGCAGGTTTGCCATTCGTAGCCCATGAAAAGAGGTGATGCAACTTAGGTTCTGAGACCCGCCCATCTGATCGATATAGCTCTTGCTCCTCATCATCTACCAATAAAACAGTAGGCAAGACCGAATAGCTGTATTGAGAGGCCTTCGCTCGGTTCTTATCAACATGTAAATAGCCTAGTGCTTTCCCATGGTCATAATCCCCTGCAGACAAAACCCTACTGATGCGCTGATCTAATTCAAAACAGGGCTTACAACGGTCTGGGGCTTGAAGGATGACGACTTTCATGAGACTAAGAAATTACACGCCTACTGACGCGAATAGAACGGTTTAGAACGGTTTAGACGTGATCTGTCCAGAGATCTAACAGGAGTTTAGCCAATGTTTTGGTGTCTTTATATCCAGGTTCAAACAAGATCTGCTCATCATCTTTAATCGCTACAAGGCAGGGGATACCACCACTAAATTTCAATTTCTTTTTCAGCTCTTGGCCTCGTGTTGTTTCGAGGTCAACAATCTCAACCCTTTTCTGTGCGGGAACATTCATAGATTTAATGACCCCCTCTAGAACGGGTTTAAATTTTCTGCAATAACCGCAAGTCTTGTAATTAACTACAGCGTAAAGATACATAATTCTTCATTACCATTTGCAATGCCAATCAGAGGCTGTCTATGAGCCCCTGATATAGCGGAACCTCGGATGGATTAATGTCAGCCTGTTTGAGCATTCCATGAATCCGTTTTGGGGCTGACGGATCAAGCGCCGAGAGGTGTCGAATAAAGTCTCCTGCCTCTGTCCATGTAGTAGTGCGGCATAACCTGACATAAGTATCAAGGGCTGCCGCAATTTGGCTTTGATCCAACGGATTCCCCCTAGGATCAAGGTCATCATCTGGGAGAGTCATCAGAGACCTGCACTACCAAAGGCCCCAGCAAAATCAATAATGTTATAACCCTCAACGTTATCACAATCCTGTAGATCAATGATATGAACATTACGGCGCTGTGTAGTCAGATGAATAACAGCCTGAGCAGCAACACCGCTGAGGTTCATACCCTCACCTGCATAGCTATCGGTCCCCATGATGGAACCGGATCTAATCCAGTGGCCAGTAATCCTAGGGTCATGGACGTGGCCGCTAAGTCCAAAATCACAATTATGCATACCCAAAATTGACTGGGTTTCTTTCTGATCGATCTGTCTAGATAAGCCCTGATCACCATGCATAAGAAGAACCCGCCAGCCCTCTACCTCTACTACATACCTATTAACAGCAAAATCCATTGAGACGCCAGGGGTATCTCTGTAATGAACTGCTAGTGAAGCATTAAGCAGTGAGTCCCAGTTTTCGCAGGCCATATCATCACTATGACCACGTTCAATGGTTAGGCGTGACTCATTACCAGCAACACCAGATATGGAAACGGATTCAAATTGGGACGAATCAATCAGTTCATCAATAAACTGCTTAATAATTTCCAGCCCACACATATAAGAGAAAACTGCAGGCCCTTCCTGCGAGAGGATTTTATCTGTACGCCATTTACCTATACGGCTATCAAACATGTCGCCAGTAAAACAAATTACCAACGAAGTAGCAGCGGTTTGGATCTGAATATTTAAGATCTCTTCAGCGAATGCTGCTAATCTCCTGGCGGCAACATTAATGTCATAGGTGTGGTTATCACGGCGGACTCTTGATCCGAAATGCACATCTGTGACATGCGCCAACAAAGTGCCACCACTATTGACGCGAGCGCTACGAGCGTGACGGCGTTTAATCCTGGCTTTGACATCATCGGCGATAGTTGAGTAGTTGTCTAGGTAGTAACGCCACTCTGCATTCGTGGCCTCATCACGGGCAGCCCGTCGCATAGCTGCCCTTTCGTCTCTAGTGGTATCAGCTAGTTTTTGATTTAGAGCATCACTAGAAAATGATGGCCCTGGCTTGGGTTTAGGTAATGAAACGACTTCATAGGTGGGTTCAGTTGAACCCCGCTTTAAGGCCTGCATCAAGTTTTGCTTACTCATCCCCAGCTACCTCACTAGGGGCATAAAACGTAGCGATTAAATCATCAGGAGAATCAGCGCCAGATTCTGCAGCTAAGTCTGAGAGGAACCCCTCATAACGTTCTAACCGTTCCCTCAAACGCCCAACTTCCTGGTATAGATCGGTCATGTTCGCGCCTCGGCTGTAACCAGTACCTGATAATTCTTTTTCTCGATTAGCTCGGGCCTTAAGAGCAAACTGAACAGTTTTAATAATCCCTGTTTGGATTGAAACGGCTGTACGAATTCCCCTTCTCATCTCATCATCAATAAAATCAAGAACCTGCCTCATCGTCTTCTCATTCTCTGAGTAAAGGCAGGCCATCTGAAAAACCTGCAATTGCCTTAATGGAGAATCCATAGGCAACATGCGGATCATTTGCATGGGCTTAACAAACCGAACAGCATCAGCGAGGCCATCTCTCTGTAATGCCAGAACAGCATCGGCTTCATTCTCATGAGCATCCAGAACATTCTGGATAGTTGATTGGAGAGTGAAGGCCACCCCTGATATTGTTGAGGCTACATTTTTTGACGGTTGAATTATCTCCTCTACTGGTCGAGTTTTTTCGACTGTCGGGAATGGCATTTAGGCGTTGGTTAATTAGGTCAAGTGGAGACGGTTTGGTCGAGGGCCAACCAATAGGAGGCATAACGGGGGGCTCTTTTTTGTCATCCACATATGGAGGATAGGGGGTTTAAATAACGACTCGTAAAAGAGGCTCTTAACTTGGAATTTTGCCTCCAACCCTTAGCCCATGTCATGGCTCTGTAGCGCATGTCTTCAGGGTGTAGCCATTGATATTCTGATGACTCAGCGGAATAAAGTTTTTGGACTTCAACCATTGCCAACAAAATAGAGGCCATACTGCCGAGATCATTCCCCATCTCTACGCATTTAAGGCGCACGTCAGTAATCAACCATTTCGGAACTTGTTTCTTCCCATTAGCCGTAAAGGCTGCAAAATTTCTAGCCCTAACCCTATTTATTATAATTTTCCGCTTAACAGGGTCAGCGTATGCCTTCAAAGCTCTAATCCTGGACTGCTCTCTGTTCCTAATTACAGCAGCAGCCTTTTGTTCTGGAGTATTGGGATAACCTGTAGGCATAGAATTTAAGGATGAGAAATGGATTGATCTAGTGGCATATACTTAGTTCCTAAGTAACTGCATGGGACGCCGTGTAATTCCGCCTCTGTCATCGCTACTAGCATCACAGCTTGACCAGAATTTAACAAGTGATCAAACCGTACGGATTGGGAAAGATGCCGAGCATTTTTATCACCAATTTTGAACCATGCACGACTGACAGCGGCCTCTAAAGGCAAGAGCTTGTCATCTTCGCGGGCCTGTAGGTTGTCTTCATGTAGACCGGCATAGTCTTTTAGTTCTAATGGTGGGCCTGAGCAAGCCGAACGAGTATCAAGCCAGACCTCTAGGGTGATCTCTAGCGACTCTGCTATCTCAATATCCGACATCGACTGATCGAGTAAACGCTTGCCTTTCTGCCAAGTTTCACGCATTCGATGAGTCAATTTCAGTAGATAAGTATTATCTCTGATGTAATGAAGGATCTCACCACGAATTTTAGGGACCGCGTAGGTAGAGAATTTACAGCCAAAATCCTCATCAAACCTATGGCAGGCCTTCATTAAGCCAATGAATGCAGCGGCTTCTAAATCGTCATACGGTAGACGTGAGCGGGGTGATTGCCGCTTAAACGCACGCCAGGCCTCTTTACGGGCGAGGTTTAGGTTTTCAGTTGTTTTTAATTGCTGCGAGGCGGTGAGCGTAAAGCCTAGTGGTCTCAAAAGATAACTGCAACTTATGTATTTGCAGTTTACCGGGAGTGCGTGGTGTCAACCGTGGGTAGGTTTGCGAGGTGTTCTCCATATAAGCCAAGAATGTTTTTCTATCATTAGGTTGCAACCATTGCAACCGAGAGAGGACCAATCCATATGGCCAACCGTCTCAACATGCCCGCAATCTGGGCATTTGAGAAGGCTAGGCCCGCTGAAAGGATTAGAACCAATAATTACGAATTCAGAAGACATGGCTATCTAAACCTCGATCAAAACTTTATTCTGTTCCCGTTCGATCAAGCGTAAAGAGGGGAAAAGAAAATGATTCTCTTCAACGTACTGAGCACTAAATAGTCCTTTCTCGCCCCAGAAAAAGCGATCAGTCGTGTGCTCGTTACGACGAACATTGAGAATTGCCGGTGAGACCAAACCATGTTCAGCGATATAGCGACGAGCTGCCGTCACAGGCTTGTGTTCACCAGTTTCGAGATGGAAAGTAGGCACCTGAGCCAACACCTGTTGACCAGCTAATCGTCTGCGTTGGTTAAAACGGCTAATCCGCTTGGCTTGCGCGGTGGTCATGGAGATTGTAGAGGTCATAGGATTAGTTGCATATGAGCTAACACTAACACACGAGAGGCGTGGTGTCAAGTAATAAAAAAGCCCCCTAGGAGGCCTTCTGTATTCGATCAAAACTTTGGTTATTTTTTTGAGTTCTTCATAACATCACCCAGCGTGCATGGTTCCCAATTCTTTTCCCGTTCGATCAGGAAGCGAATATCTTTCTTGGCGATAAATTCAGAATCGACCAATTCTTGTAGCTCCGTAATACTGATATAACCCAACTCAGCACAATCTGGCATTACTGCGAGTCGGACAAAACCAAAAGCCTCTGTTCCATCCTCATTGACCTCTGTCAGCCACCAGTCACCGCTTGGGCCAAATAGATGGGCATAGACAATTGCGGCCTTACCCTTGCCGTCTTGGGTATAAAGGCGAGGCATTTTCTCAACCAAGTCACTTGGCATGAGAACCAACTCATTAGAAGGGGTTTTGCCGTAGGTATCGATGATCTGCTTGGCTTGGGCGTTAATCTTAGAGGTCATTTGACTAGTTGCGTATGAGCTAACAGTAACACACAAGATTCGAGGTGTCAATTTTATCCGGCCTGCCCCCACGATGTAACAGTCACCTGTGGTGCCCGGCGGTCTCTCATCCAGTTAAGGCACTGAGTTGTGGCATCGACCATATCGTCGTTCCTTCCTGCCGGAAAAGTTGTGAACTGGTTGATGAAAGAGTGCAGCCACGTGGCCTCAGGCGGTAGGTAGACGCTGCCGGCCTCGATCATTGGAGCAGCTCCGCTGGCCCTGCTAACTTTGGAGGCGTTACCCGTCTTGACTCCGATAATATTTGGTAATTTTGACTTCATCATTTGAATAACGGCGTAGCCATTGGCGGCCTCCTCAACCAATACCGCTGCCGGTGAGAACCTGTTGGCCCAATTCCTGATGGCTGACATGGTGCCAATGATGTCTAATCGCTCATTGATCACATCCAGGATGGTAATAGTTCCATCCTCATGTTCGCATAGGGCAACCATGGCCACATAGTCTGAATTTTCTGCATCCTTAAATGTACAGTCGATTGATAGGACAACTCTTCTACGTGGTAACT